TACCTCTCTTACCTTGTATCTCTCTTAAAAATGGTTCTACCAAGTTTTTAAACTGTGCCCTTGTAAATTCATCGTTGAATTCAAAGAGTTGAAACTTGGCGGCAGTTGCGATTGCTTTTTCTAAGATAATGAATAATCTTCTTACATTTATTCTATCAAAAGCACTTGGTTTTGATAAAGCAGTTTTGTCACCAAATAGAACTGTACCTTGCCCAGGAAAAGAAACAACAGGATTGATTCTTGCTTTGTACAAAGTATCTCTTTGTGATTGTGTTGGAACAAAAGGTAAATTTACTACACCTTTAATTTGTCCTCTGTTAAAACCACCAGGTGAGAAAAATGCCTCTGCAACTTGTTCTGTTTGTGCAACAAGTCCAGCAACATCGCCGTTTAATGGTACATATCTATACACATCGTTAAATCTGTCGTACATATATTTGTAACCACTGTCAAATACACCGTATGAAGAACTTGTTAGTGAGTCAAAGAAACCTTTTACATTAAGTGTAATTGTCTCTTGATTTGGCACACCAACTACATCTGCTCTTTCAGGTGATATAAATGTCATAGAGTCTTTTCTACTTTCTGATATTTCAATTAATCTGTTGGCGAGAGTGGCACTTGCCTTTGCCGCCATAATTAAATTGACATCTTCAGACTCAGCATCTTTAAATTTATCATATGCAGTTAATTGTTCACCATCTGTTACTGCATAATCATCAGTACCACCAGTAAGTGTAGAAGTTGATAATGCGTTTACATCGGCACCAGTTGCCAATAAATTATATGCAGTTACACTTTGAACTGAAGAGTCTGATTTTAAAGTAATACCCCAATCACCAGAACCATCAATCATTGCTGATGGATGATTTGCTACATAAATGAATTGTGACTCAGCATATATTCTATCTACATAGAAAAGTGAATTACCAGCAGAGTCTGTTGCCTCTGGATTTTTTGATAAGAAAGAATATGTTTCTAAAACAGAACTTGTTCTTTGACCTGCAACATCGTTATCAAAACCACTTTGATTACCAGTTGAGTCATACACTACTATGTGTAATTCGTCATCAGAAATACCTCTTGCAGTTGCATGGTCTGAAGTTCCAGGTTCACCATCAAATAAATCAAAAAATCTCCAATATTTTTTGACATAAGAATCATTTGCTAAGTCGGCAATTAAACCTTTACCAGCAGGGTCATCTAATTGTCTAATTGTTAATGTTTCTGCCGATGCATCTAAGGCAGATATTTCATATCTAACACCTTCGTGACCACTTGCAAAAGTAGTACGACCAGCATCAGAATAAAACTCTAAAATTTGCCCTACTTTAAAATCAGTACCATCAAAAGCATCCATGGTAATTGTTGTTTCACCAGCAGTTGCACTACCATCGTTCACTTGTTTTGCTGAATTTTGACTAAATGTATTTTTTGTACAGATATCTACTTTGATACCATTTGAGTGAATACCAGCAGTTCTGGCAACAAATGTACCTACACTTGAATTTGCAGAACCTGTTGATAAGTTAGGTCTATAACTTTGTTGATAATCTAATGTTGATTTAATTAGTATTCCACCACCATCAGAGTCAGCATTTAAAACTGCACTCTGTGTTCTAACAACTTTTAGTGTATTTGTGTACTGTAAAAAATTAGCGGCCGTGAAAAAGTATTCGTATTGATTACTTGAATCTTGTGGCAGACCAAAGATTCTTACTAAATCTTGCTCTGAACTAATTTGAGTTACTTCACCTACTGGACCTTTTTGAAACGGACCAGCAACTGCACCAATAGTTGTAGCAACGGCAGGGACAATATTTGTTAAATCAATCTCTTTGACTTGTACGCCTGGAGAAACTTGAAATCCCATTCTTCTACTCCTTTTAGTTTATTTAATTCTTTAATTATTAATATTTATAAAAAAATGATTTTAAGATTTAGTGTTTTATACCTTTATAAAATATAAATAGATGTATGAGTGAGCATTATCAGAAATATCGTAACACAATTCGTAAGGTTGCAAGAAGACATCGTAGATTAAGAGACAAGTGGATTAATGAACAATTAAGAAACAAATCTTGCAAGTATTGTGGTGAGTCTGAAATAGTTGTTTTAAAATTTTATCCTGATGATAGAAAGATTAGGTCTGAGTCTAAAAAACATGGTCTTAATGAAGACTCTAGAAAAAAAATACTTGACAACATAGAAAATAATGTTATAGTATGTCAAAATTGTTACATTAAGAAAGATAATGATTTAATTGATGAAGAAGAATTTACCAATTTGAGTCGTGCTTTCTAATAACAGGTGACCATCTAGTGCCATATTCGTCAATTTCACCTTTTGGTTCAAACGGGTCATCTATACCATCATCAAAGAAACCAAATGGTGCCATATCTTGTTCTAATTGATTTTGATTTTCGGCATATAATCTAGCACGAATATCACTGTCTGTCAATTCTTTAAAATAAGTTTGACTTGACAACCAACCAAATAATACACAACACATCATTAAGTCATCATTATGACCTTCTTCTGCTTGAAATGAAGAACCATGTAGAATAAATGTTGACATTTCTGAGATAATATCAAAATCTTCTAAAATAATTTTATCAGACTCTATCATGGTTTTTAGATTAGAGCAACCTAATTTTTTTACTGCTTTAGTTGTTCTGACACCAAGTTGTGCTTTACCACCACTAAAACCACCACCGACTATTTGACCTGCACGACCACGCATAGATGCCATAATTAAGTTTTCGTATTCTAAATCAAACTGTAGTGCGTTTGCTACTTGGTCACCAATATCATTTACTTCTACTAGTACAAATGATTTATTATATACTTTACCAACTTCATTAATTATGTGAGGAAACAACATAGGTTTTATTTCATTATTTTTATATTTACATACTAAACGATATGGTATTTCTGATACATCTATGACAACAAATGCTGAGGCATCACTTTGTATACCTCTTGCAACATCGGCAACTAAAACATAAGTATTATCTTTTTTAGGTTGTTCATAAACATCTAATCCATTTTTATTAGATTTGATAGGTGTTCGTGTTGGCATTGTTCTAATTTTAGATGGATTAATAAGTGTGTTTTGAGAACCAAGAAACTCACATTCAAATTCTTTTGCAAATTGTGCCTCACTTGTATTTGCAATCGTTTCTTTTTTCCATTTCTCATCTCTGCCTGGTACCTCTGACCAGTGTACATCTATTGGTATATAACTATTTCTTTTTTTCTCTGCATCTATCCATAATTTATAAAACATATTCATACCATTTGGTGTTGATACAATAACAACTTTTGTAGATTGACCAGAAGATATTGTTGGATAAACAGAACTAAAAAACTCTTCTGCAATATTTGTAGGCACAAATGCAAACTCGTCTAAGAATATCATGTTATAAGAACCACCACGAACTGCACTTGATGATGTAGATGATGCGACTATTCGTGAACCATTCTCTAATTCTAAACTACCTTTATTCCATGACATGATACCTTGTTGTAACCATCTAGGTAAGTTTTCATATGCAAGTTGTAGTCTAGATAATATATCTCTTGCAGTTGCCGCCTTGTTTGCGAGTATGGCAACATTCATGTTTTCATTAAATAAAACATAATGTAATATATACGAAACCATTGTAGTTGTTTTACCTGATTGTCTTGGTAACTTACAAATAGAAAAACGATTATTATGAAATGTACCAACCATATCTTTTTGAAATGGGTACATATCAAATGATATGAGACCTCTATCTAGAGAAACAATTTTTATGTAAGTTTCTATAAAATACTGTGGGTCTTTCATACATTTTTGATATTCAAGTATTTGTTCTTTTGTGAACTCTTGAGTTACAAATGCTTTCTTTAAATTAGGATTACCTAGATATTGATTTGTTATGCCCATTGTAGTGCTACACCATGTATTTTGTTTGCATCGGTCATACTAGAACCTACTATTTTCCAACGAAGTTGTACTTGTGGACTAGCAGTACCTGTAAGTGGTGTACTACCTGTAAATATTTTAATACCACTAGAACCTGCTTGGAAACCTTCATCTGTTAATGTAATTGCATTAAATGTAGTATTATCTCTAGTAGCACTCGCAGTGATATCAGTGTTTAAGTCATCACTTATTTCTGCAAAGAGAACTATTCTTGCAGTTGTAGGTGTTGTGTTTGCCGTAAAAGTGTCACTAATTAAAGTCATAGATGTATTAGTTACAAGTTGCCTTGACTCAACAACAATAATTGTTCCAGAACCACCAGGCATACCCATTGCACCATAAGGTGAACTTCCATAAAGTCCTCCAGCACCATGTCCTCTATTAGCAGTTCCGGCGTTTTCTGCTGAGTTTGTACCATCACCACCTTCACCTTCATTACCACCTTCACCACCTGAACCACCACCACCAGCACCATAAGAAACTGGAGTAGAACCGTCTGCTAGAGTAAAAATTAAACCATCACCACCAGAACCAGATGCCCCACTAGTTCCTGCCTCACCAGTGCCACCACCACCAGCACCATGTTGTGAGTTAGGTGGTGGACCTTCACCGTTACCGCCATCAGAACCAAAAGACCCAACAACATTGCCAGTTAAACTTGGCATATCACCTTCTTCTGGTGCACCTGGACTTATACCAGGTCCTGCTGGAAAAACTGCCTCTTGAACACCCTCACCACCAACAAGTGGTCCGTAATGTGAACCGTGTCCTAAAGTAGAACCACCTCCACCACAACCACCAAAAGTATTAAGTGCATCTGCATAACCTCTACTAGGACCTCCACCAAATCCAGTTAGTTTAGAAAAGTAAGTTCTTGATGTTGGTGACTCATCAATTGTAGTTGCCGAGTCTGGTTGTCCATCATTCCAAATTGTGTCTCTGCCATTTCGCATATTAATATTTTTTGGGTGAAAATTACCTGGATTTGTATCAGCATATGTACCAGGTCCATACTCAGCAGGACCAGGGGCACTACCTACTTGGTCAGCAGGAGTATCCCAAACACCACCACCGATGTAAGGTGAAATTGATGGATAATAAGGGGCAGGCGAACCTCCCTCAAAACTATATGCATGACTACCATATGTTCCATCATTATTACCTGGATATGGACTTGTTTGTGAAGGAGGAAAATTAGGATTTGGTGCATAGTAAGAACCAGTAGGTGCCCCAAATCCATCACCACCACTACCAATAATATAACTTATTGTTGCACCTGGTGTAACTTCATAATCTGTGACATGAATTAGTCCACCACCTCCAGCACCACTTGAACCTTGTGCGCCTGAGTAATGCATTCCACCACCACCGCCACCAACAATTAACAAATCAACAGAGGTGACAGTAGGTTCTACAGTGTATGTGCCCTCACCTTGATTTTCAAAAGTATGTCCAGTTAAAACTTGTCTACCCACTTGTGGTGCTGGTATGTCACCACCAACTTGATTTGAATAAAAATCTGAAGAAGAGTCATACAATGCATTTGAGTTTTCAGGTGTATCAATACCAGACTCATCATGAAATTCATCTACGACACCATCAATTAAATTAAATATTGTAAG